CGTAAGTGTTGTTGTCAATGCCCTAGAGATGGGTTTGGACCTCACCGGAGGTACGCCATACGCATCAGCGTCCGGCCAAGCCCTTTATGTTAGCGGCTCGTCCGGTGTGAAGGCTACGGTCAACGCGCAGGGTATGAACAGCGCGATTGCCGCAACCTCCGCTTTCGTTGGGACGCTGCTGGATAACCGTGCCATCACTGCGGGTACTCTTGAAGCCTTGGATAATATGGTCAGTGTCCAGGCTAGGGATATCGGTCGTTCGATCGAGGAACAAAATTCCTCAGATAGAAATCTTTTCACGGTTAGTGAGGAAAACAACGTTGCCGCGCCTATTCTTGTTGGCGGTGACAGCTACATAAATCGTCTTGATAGTGGCCGCATTAGCGAGGGCATCGGTGCGGTTCCTGGTAATTTCACGTCTGGTTCGCAGCGCGCCACCAGCACGGGAACCGCGCAATTCCGTGAGGAAATCCAGTCAGACGATGGCTGGCAGCTTTATATGAAAGACGCCTCTGGAAATATTGAGGGCCGAATTCGGTTCGACCTTAGTAGCAACCTTTGGCAGTTCCGGCCCAACAGCTCTAATGTCCGGTTTGAGGTGACTGAAGAGGGGGCCAAGGTTACAAGCTTCTCCGTTGCCAGCCTACCAGCAGGTGCGGATGCAGGCACTATAAATTACGCTACGGATGGCAGAAAGAACGGAGAAGGCGCTGCCGCTGGTACTGGTGTACTGGTATTCTACGACGGCTCCAATTGGATTGCCGTGGACACAGGCGCAACAGTAGCAGCATAAACCGCACACAAAGGAAAGTGAATCCACCATGCTAACTAAAGCACACTACACAGTCATCTATGCTGGACTAGCCTCTGACGGGTTTTTCTCGACTGACGCCAACCCGCCGCAAATAGACCGCCTGTACGGGCGCAAGTTCCGAGGTGTTGGCGCAGATCACGGGGCGCAGCCGGACGGCTCGGTTACTGGCGGTTCATGGCTTCAATCCTTTGAAACGGATCTAGGGACGGTCACAGATTGGGATTACTACGAGGATCAATCGTGGGATGTGTCGGTAACTGATAGCAAGCTTGCCCGAAGTAGCGCTTCCAGAACCTCCGGGGGCGAGCTTGCAATCGGTCACGTGATGGCTGCTCTAAACGACTCGGACGCGGGGCTGACGGCTTGGGGTGGATATTCCGACGCGGTGCGGGCTGTAGCGGGCGCGGGCAACACCCTAGGGCATGAAATCAACTGCGGCAACATGGTCGCGGCACTAACCCCGGCCACGCCTTATGCAGAGATTGCTGGCGAGATAGTGGGGAGCGTCAGGCTAGGGGCCGGGTCAGATGCGGTTATCTTTGGCAATTCTTACGCTATCAACACATTCGCGCATATGGTGGATAACGGGGCGAAGGCGCTAACCGGCATTGTCGTAGAACACAACGCTATTCTGCGAGATGATCAGGCTGACACGCCGGGGGTTGGTGACGGTGTTGGATATGCACGGTTTGCGTCTCTGGGTTATAATATCGGTGTTTCGTGGTGGTCTAAAGATCCTGTATCCACTCCAGGCACTCAGGCAGAGGTCGTCAAGCTAACCAGCACAGTAGAGGACCCTGCGGTTAAATGGCGTCAAACCTTCACAGATACGGCGGTCATTTGGGGCGATGATGTAGACCCAGACAATAACGCATTCGTCATTAACTACTCCGCCACATTAGGCGCGGGCATTGGGATTGTTCCCGCTGATGTGGGAGACTCGCCGTCTGTTGCTGCCATTGGCACGAATACAGACATTAACCTAACCTTGGCACCAAAGGGAACCGGCGTCATGGCCATTCCAATTGCCAACGTCCCGGAGTACGCTGATGACGCGGCGGCGGCGGTTGGTGGGTTGTCTGTTGGGTCTATATATAGAACAGCATCCGCTCTTAAAATTCGGGTTTCATAGGTAACATAAAGAGGAAATATCATGGCAAAGAACGCAGGAAAAAAGGGCGGCGGTGGCTTAGGTCGTACTGGCCGGAATAATGGTCTGGCCCTAGGTGGCAAGCCAAAGAAACCGACAGGCAAGACCGGCACCACAAAGGGAACCGGCAAGGAAACCGGCAAGAGAAAGCGCACAGGGAAGAGATGACCCTAGAGTTTAACCAATACGCCTACATCCTGGCCCTTCTGGCCTGCACCCCCGTTGCTTTCTACAGCGGGGCGCGTTTCGTTGCCCTGGTGATGTGGCTTAACCTATTTTTCACACTTCAATACAGCCATGCGCCCGACGTTCTAATGTGGCTGGATGTTCTAAGCGCCGTTGCAATTGTCGCAGTGGTTAGGGACAAGGCAGCGCTGACCGTTGCTTTTATATTCGGGGTAATGGTGTTTGCTTATAGGTTGGTTGAGCAGTTAGACTACTATGCAACGTACACAATAGTAGGGGTACTAGCATATGTTCAGATCTTCGCAATGGGTTCTGCCGGATTTGGAACTGGTATTCGCATCATTCGCCGTAGAATCAGCAACCTTCTTTCTTCTCCTGTTCATAGCCAAAGTTCTAGGATGGACCCCCAAGGAGATGATTATATGGCTCTTGGAAAAGATACGCGGGCACGAGTGAATGGGCGATGATGATCTTCACAACTACCGCAAAGCCCCGCCTGATATGGACGAGGACTGGCAGCGCCTGCATAGGGCGATGGACAGGGCGGATAGGGCATGGATAGTTACCGGTCCAGCGGTGGCATTCGCAGAGAACTGGAAAGCTTGGGTGTTCGCAATAGGGATGTTTTTCCTCCTACTTCGTATAAACGAAATACCAGAACTGCTAGAGATCATAACAGGGGCGAGAAAATGACCACTATCAAGATGCTCATTGGCGCGGGGCTGGCGGCGCTTTTACTTGACGCTGTGGTACCCGAGCTTGCCTCCCCCCCCGACTGCGCCCCCGTGATTGAATGCACCCAAAAGGAGCCGATTGAATGAGGCACGTAAACGAAATCATCATTCACTGCACCGCAACCCGTCCCGAGTGGATGGCCGAGAAATCAGGTTGGGCCAAGCGCGATGAAATCCGCAACTGGCATCTAGCGCGCGGCTGGAATGATATCGGGTATCATGACCTGATCGACCGAGACGGGTCCATCATTGTGGGGCGTCCAATCAACGTGACCGGGGCGCACTGCAAGGGGCACAACACGGGAACCATTGGTGTTAGCCTGCTAGGCGGGCATGGATCATCCGAGAATGACGACTTTGAGGAGAACTTCACCGCAGAGCAAGACTTAGCTTTGCGCAAGTATATCGAAGACCAAAAGATGGCATTCCCCGACATTGCTAAGGTATCAGGGCACAACGAGTACGCGGCCAAGGCTTGTCCTGGCTTTCGTGTTGCTGAGTGGATCGGGGAATCTCCTATCGTGCGAACCCCGGAAGCTATTCAGGTGCACCATGCAGATGATGAGCCGACCGGGCTTGCCGCACTATTCGCATTCATTGCCGCACTGTTTAGGAGAAAGTCATGAAGGGTTATCGTACAATCATATGGAACGCAGCTAACGCCGTGGTGCCCGCAATGCAGGCAGTGAGCGCAAGTTACCAGATCCCTGATGAATGGATGCCGTACTGGCTGGCTGTGTTTATCATTGGCAACGTCGTTCTTCGCATCAAGACAACAACCGCGCTAGGTTCGGCCAAGTGAACTGGCTCATTGATCTAGTTCTAGGGGATGCTCTGCCGTACCTGCTGACCGCTGGGGCTGCTTTGGTGTCATTCATGGCCTATGGGCGCTCAAAGAAGAAACAGGGCCGCACAGAGGCCGAAACCGATGCTTTGAAAGATAGCGTTGAACGCGAGGAAAGGGGACGGGATGCAGTGGCTAACGAACAATCAGAGACTACAGGGCTTTCTAATAGCGATCTTGTTGAGCGGATGCGCAGCCGCGACCATTAGCCTAGCCGGGTGCAATGCGTACCGGGATATGCGCCTAAGCCTGCCTTGGGATGCTCTGGAGCGGTCAGAACCTGCGCTTGTCCAGTGGATGAACCTACTAGACGCGCGCATGTTCAAGGTTTGCCGCTAGGTTGGTGGCTTGGGTCGGGCCATCCAGTGGGTGGCGTCCATTGAATCGGCAACTCCGCACCACTTGCCCTCGATTTTATACCAATCACCACAAGCGCATTTTGGCGGAATACATGCCTCGGAAACCCCGCGCCCTGGACGATACGCAAGGAACCTGCGACCGCCACCCGGCGCGCTATCAATAGTCTGCCATTGCGGGGCATCCTCAAAGCCAGTCACCCTGACCCGATCAGCCCTGATGTATTCGACGCACTCGTCCCCATCTTCATAGGGGTCTGATACGATTGGGTTGGACCACACATCCACATGCATGTCGTTTGGCATTAAACAGATGGTTTCCGGTGCATCAGTCATGTCTCTCTCCTATTCTGTTTCCGCTTACTGAGTTCCCTCTGCGCATTCTGGGCATTACTATTGGCCATCATTTCGGCGCATGTAAGAAGCGGGCCAGATAAGCTACCCGAAACCCTAGGCGCAAGTTCGATCGTTTGCTTTAACTCATCTTCACTCATGGAAGAGTATCCTTGTTGCCCTATCATCGTCTCTCTCCTTCGTTATACGATTAGTCTATTCGTAGGGCGTGGCGTCTTTGGTGCATGGCCGAACGCATTCGATCAGCTTGCCCTTGCGCACCCTGCCCTCACATAGAACGGAATGGTTGCCGTCTGCGTCCGGCTTGTCGTCCAGCAGGTCGCCTTGCGCTGTGATGGCTGGTGAAATCTCAACTGTTCTGATCGTCATTCGCTCTCTCCTACTAGCTTGCGTGTCTGTTCAATATACCCATAGTCGGGGCCGTGCTTTGTCGCCCAAGTCAACTTGCCGCTGTGAATCGCTTCTTTATGCGGGTAGTCGTGATGTTGTGCGCAAAGTGGAATCGTGTCAAAGTCACTTTCCTTGCGTGACCCATACCGGCCATGAAAGCAGTGATGCGCGATTGACGGCGCAGCGGCCCCACATCCAGGGACACAGCACGGCAACTGCTTTACAAGGCCCATATATGCATAACCGGCCTTGCCCTCACTGCTGGAGTGTTTCTTGCGCCGTTTGGGGCTAACCTTGTTCATGGGCTTGCGGGTGGTGGTGAAGCCGGTGCGTTTCAAGTGTATCCCCTCTCCGACCACTTAACGCCATTCTCTGCGCCGTATGCGTATAGCCACTCAATCAACTCCGAAAACTGGGACTTGCTCAGGTTCGAAGTCGAGAACCCAACCGGGAAAGGTTCGCCGTTTAGGTCCATCTCGTATCGCATCTCATGCTTGAGCGCGCGCATAACAACAAGCTTCCAAGTCTCTGGTGGCTTCTGGTTGCCGTTGATTAGGCATTGCTTGGATAGGTCTGTCAACATGGGCCACAGCTTGGCGTTTTGGTCGTCGGTTCGCTTTGGCTCCGTCTGGATGCTAATGATAGATCCTTCTGGAGCCTTTGCAACCCAAGCCCACGCCAATGAACGCAGGCGCGGGGATGCTATCTTGAGCCGGTGAGCGGCCATTACATGCCCATAACGTCGGAATACATTTCCAGCATAGCGTCGGCTTCGGCCAGCTTATCCTTGTCAGCAGCGCGCCGCTTCACAAGTTCGCCAATGGTTTTGACACAGTAGCCTTGGCCCTTGATTTCGGCGCTCAGCTCTTTCTTGTCATCGCTGATCGCCTTGGCATCGTCGTTAAGCCGTTCTGTGCGCTCGACATAGCTGCGTAGCTGGCCCTCTGTTGCTGATGTGTTCATTCTGTCTCTCCTTGTTTCATTGCGTCGATTGCTTTGGCCATATGAGCCGCTGCGGTGGTGAAGCCCTGGCGGAATAGCCATAGCCGTTGTCGTTTCATGGTGGCGAGGTTACACATTCGGCAACCCACCCGTGTCGAGCTTGGTGCGCTTCTCGGTATACACGGACTTGACATCGTTTCGCATAGGCTCAGGTAGAGCGTCGAACCTCTTGACAAAATCGGCATGACCCCAAACTTTCTCCAGATCTTCTGCCGTTGTCTGCTTGTTGAGTCCGTCGCGTAGATAGTCGCGGATATCTGCCGGGTCCGGTTCGGTTGGGGTGTGGCCCACCTCGCGCTTGGACTTGTCTTTTTCATACAGAGCCAGCCCAAATGTATTCCCAAACGTCCGCAGTGCCCGCTTGAGCGCGTCCGTCTCGGCTTCCTTCACCGCGCTTTCGATAACATCACCGGCGTTCTCTGGCTTTCCGTTGCCAACGCCTACCGCCGTACCTTCGCGTATCGTGCTATCTACGGTGACTTTGACAGAGCATAGAAAAGAGCACCGGAGCTGCTGCTTTGTCTCGCCATTGTATGTCAGGTCAACCATGTCATAATGCGTCTGCGTTAGTCGTGTCACCTCATACGACCACCCGTCATGACCAAAGATGCGGTTTGCCTCGCGGATCACATGCAGGGCGTCAACGTACTCGCCAAACTTGCCTTTCGGCGGTGGCTTGATTGCGTCGGGGGTAAGCGGCTTTTGAAGCTCTGCGGATACCTTTTGCCAGTCCATCACACGCCCTTCCATGTCTGAACGTTAGACCAGCAGCACCGAATATTCTTGATATCCTCACGAATGCCACGGTTAAGAATAGCGCGCAGTCCCGGCTCTGGGTTCTCGCGGCGCTTTGCTAGCTTGCGTTCCATCGCAACCCACGAATTAGCCATGCACACGGTTAGGCGCTGGATTGCTCTATCGCTGTAGTGGAAATATTCCATCGTCGTCTCTCCTATCTCTCGCAACCACCTTACACCAACTGAAACCTGTTGCAAGGGTTAAATGGCATATGCCCAGAACTCCCAGTCAGGCCCATCAAGGTAGCTATTCTTGAACACACGGCGACGGTTGATTGTCCGCCCCCACACCCAACGCTTATCCCATGTTTTGACGGGGAACCACGCAAGCCACTTGTGCGAAGGGCTATAGAACCCGAATTGATATGTGGGCCATTGCGTCATCACTGCACCTCTATTTCTACATGCTCGGCAATAGTTTGGTTCACCTTTGACCACGCCCAGCTAACGGAGCCTAGAGCAATCAGACCGGACAGGCACATGACAAGCAGCTTGCGGGAATTGCGCTCAAGGAATGGACGGTGATCCCCGTGCGCCTTCTGATACGCGGCCTCAAGTCGGGCGGCGTTGCGGCGTGACCTTTGGCCGGTTAGATATTTGGGGGTGTGATCATTCATCTGGGTATCCCTCCTTTAGCTGATATCCAAGGTCCTCGATAAACGCGGTTAGCCGGTCAATCTCCGCTGCCTGTTCGATCAACGCCTCTTCCATTGCAAAGAAGGCGTCAACAAGCGGCTCATATTCACCGTACGCATCCCCAATGTGGTCCCAATTGGTCGGGTATTTGGCACCATAGGAAAAGTAGTCATGGAGTCTCTCATCTGGCCAATCCGCCTTATCTGGGTAATCATTGCGCAACCGTTCAAAATAAGCGGAATCTGCCTTCGTTGGATACCACCACTCGGATTTGATATCGTCTATGGGGTTGGTCATGATGTGGGTTCCTTGTTCAGTAAGGCAGTTGCGTCATCTTGGAACAGCAGAAACGTTTCGGCTTCCATCATGTCCGGAACATCGTCCTGGGGGTCGTGCTGGCGTCCGCTGTAGATCTCCACCTTGTAGTCGCGTAGTTCCTCAATGAAGCCCCGAAGCCGTTCAATCTCCGCTGCCTGTTCGGTGATGGTGTCGGCTGCTTTGGCCCCATGTATCGCAGCCAATTCTGCGCGTCTCGCACCATCGTTTTCAATGCAATAGTCACTCATTGCCCTGCCTCCAGTGCTTTGCGGTCCCGAGCGGCCTTAGCCTTGTCCCGCCCTGCCATGCGGTTCTGATACGCCTGCTCGTGCTGGGCGATGGTTTCAGTGCGGAACTTCTCGGCCTTGTCGATCACAGCATCCTCGCTTTCGCCATGAAAGAAGACCGGCCATGTGGCGTAGGGGTGGAAGCGCGCAATGAACTCTACCCCTGTCCCTGTATTGCCATCAACCCTGCTGAACGTGTGAAGTTGTGCCTTGCGGATTGGGTGCTCGTGGTTGGTCATTGTGTCTCTCCTTGCTGTCTGTACTGCGGGGCTAACCACCCTGCGTGTTTGATCTGCGGGCACTTCTCCCCGCTAGGGTGCCAGTCTATGCAGTGAAAGCACTCGTAACGGCCCTCCGCCTTCATCTTGGCCCGGTGACGATCTATCGCCTGTTCGCCTAACTGGTGGCTTGTTCCCGGCGCTGGCCCTAGGTGAATGGCAGTGAAGGCGCGGCCTGCTGGGCAATCGCAATCGTGGCGTGTAACTGGGTCGCCTAGTTCCCACGTGTTAGTGACAACGACGCCTGTGCCTTGGCATCGGATGCAGGTCATAGCCTACTACCGTGTTTGTCCCGCATGTGATTACGAAGCCCCGCGAGGGGGTCACCGGCCACTGACCTGGTTTTCTTACCGCATATGTCGCATTTTGCCGTGACTGGGCTTTTCGGTAGCCGCCGCGCTGGCCTGGGGTCTAGCTGGCCCAATGACCGCAATAACTCATATTCCGCATATTCACCCATCTCATCTCTCCTTTTCCTACCCAACCCTACCCCCTGCCGATATAAACGTCAAGCGGTAAGTCATGACAAATATAGGTTGCAAGTCATGACGTATGCCTGTACAAGTAACGTATGTACAAATATGTGAAACTTGAAATACGCATGACCGAGAACGACAAGGCCAGCATTCAACGCGCTGCCGCCCTGTCTAACACGGATATGTCTAAGCTCTGCCTTCCAGCGATTATGCGGACGGTAAGGCGTATCGAGAAACAGGCTGCACGACACCTAGAGGGAGAGATCGAATGACAAGTGATAACGGTGGACCGGCATCCAGCAACTTTATTCCGTATCCATCCGAGGCCGTTGCCTCCCTTCGGAGTGCGGCAGCATCACCGCCTGTAGCCACAGTTGCGACAGAAGACGTGCGAAAAGTCATGCTTTACATGGAGGACCATAACCGAAGGCTGAGAAGCGAGAAGGCCAAAGGGTATCTTGAGGCAGTTGGTAGCTTGCTCCCAATCAGTGATACCGCTCTTGTTGATAAAGTCGCATATGAAATTGGTGATGCTTATTTTCAAGATGGGGAAGTTAATATGGATACTGCCAAGGTCATTGCAAAGCGCATTATCCATCAAACGCGAATCTTGGATATGCAGGCGGACACCCCATGACTGACACAGACACAAGCGCGGAGGCGGTTGACGCCATATTTAACCGCAACTGGCCTCGCATATACGACAACATGGTTCAGGCTGAGAATATCACCCGCGCCCTAGCCGCTGAACGCGACACCCTACGCCAACAGCTTGCCGAGGCAAAGAATGCCCTCGTAGCAATTGAGGACATGGGGAAAGACCTCAAAGGCGCGAAAATGGCAACGCTGAAAATCGGGCTATCGTTTCTATGCGATACGGCATCAGAGGCCCTCAAGGCAAATGGAGATGACACATGAAAAATATCGTAATAGCAGGCGGCGTAGGAAAAGACGCTGTAATTCGAAACGCTGGAGACAAGCAGGTCACAGGCTGGTCAGTCGGGGTCAAAGACGGATGGGGCCAGAACGAAAAAACCATGTGGTTTGATTGCTCATGGTGGGGGCAACGCGGCGTCAAGGTTGCGGACTACATCAAGAAGGGCGGCAAGATTACCGTGTGCGGCGAGCTATCAACGCGCGAACACAACGGGGTCACATATCAGACCATCGACGTTTCCGACGTGACACTGCAGGGTTCCCCAGCAAGCGGCAACCAAGGCCAGAGCCAGGGCAGCGGTTATGGCGGGGGCGGTTCCGGTTCATACGGTGGCGGCGGGTCTGCTAACTCGGGCGGCGGGCATGGTATCGATGACTCTGAGATACCGTTTTAATCCAGCAATATCAACTGCTCAACACAAAGGAAACACAATGAAACTACTATCAATCGTCCCCGCTATCATCGGACTCGCAGCTTTTGCCGGGTGGGTCACACACATCGTCGTTGGCATCGCAGCCAAGGCGTGGTTGTTCATGATCTTCGGCGCACTCATGGCCCCAGTGGCAGTTATTCACGGCTGGTCAGTATGGCTTGGCTTCGACTGGATCGGTTAACCACCACCCTAGGGGCTAGGCTTACCCGGCCCCTAGCAGCAGATAGGAGAGAGACATGAGCCAATACAACCTAATCCTGGCATGGCTAAAGGCAGGCAACACCATAGACCGGGTATACGCCACACATCCCAAATTCGGGCGCTGCGGGAGGTTAGCGGCCCGTATACGCGAGATGAAGGAAGCCGGGTATGATATCGGCAAGGTGATGGTTAAGACCGCCACAGGTGCTTATATCGCCAGCTACAGCATAAGGAAGGATAAGCCCAATGGGTGACCCGTGGAAGCGTAAAGAGGTGATTGGCGACTGCACCTTGTATCTTGGCGATTGCCGGGAAATAACACCACTCCTTTGCCCTATAGAGTCATGCGTTACCGACCCCCCTTACGGGATGAATTTTCAGAGCAATTATCGCATAGAAAAGCATAAAAAGATAGAAAATGACGCGGGGATTGATCTTCTTTTATGGACCTGCAGCCTGCCCGTTCAATTCTCTTCGTATGTTTGGATGAGGTGGAATAACATAGGTGCCATCCCAGAACCTAAAAGCCTTATAACATGGGTGAAGAATAATCACAGCATGGGAGACCTTGATCATGAGCACGGGCGAAAGACTGAAGTTTGTGCTTTCTATGCAGGCCCCAATCATAGGTTTCCGAATGGGCGACCGAATGATGTATTGATGGGCACTCGGACGGGCAACGAATACCACCCGACACAGAAGCCCGTTGATTTGATGCGAAACGTCATAGACTGGTGCGCCGGAACTGTTTTTGACCCCTTCATGGGATCTGGCACCACCCTAGTAGCCTGCGCCAAGCTAGGCCGCGCGGGTATTGGCATCGAGCTAGATCCTGATTATTTCGACATAGCCTGCAAGCGCGTAGAGGAAGCCTATCGCCAACCGGACATGTTTGTGCAGGCTGATAAGCCGGAACCAACACAGGAGGGATTTGACCTTGCCTAGATACGCCAACAATGTTGATGACAACCAAGCCGATATAGTTGCAGCGTGGCGCGATGCGGGGGCGTCTGTGCTGCTTCTCCACTCAGTTGGCAAGGGTTGCCCTGATACCCTGGTTGGTTTCCGTGGCGATGACTTCCTTGTGGAGATCATCGGTACAGCCAAGTTGAAGAGGTACAAGAAAAACGGCGGGCTGGCAGATAACCAAGTCGAATGGCACCGGGACTGGCGCGGCAGCAAGGTATACGTGGTTAAGAGCGTTACCGAGGCCCTGGCGGTGCTGGGGATCGAGCCTGTGACAGACATAGAGCACCGTGGCAAGATAGGGGAAGTTAAATGAGCGACCTGACGGAAATCAAAACCGGACAGAGGCCAATAGATGCATCAAGCGAAATGGCAGAGGCTATCAAGGAGGTCATTATGCGATACGACGGCACGGTGCCGCTTACTTTGGTTCTCGGGGTTCTTGAAGTTGTGAAGGTTGAGATTATCGCCAACAACGGTTAAGCCAGTTTCTTTGCATAGAAAACGAGGAACCCGCCGCTAGGTTTTAAGCTAAGCGGCGGGGGAGAGACAGTGAGAGACACATCAGGAGAGATGATATCTGCCCTATGTCTAGCGTGTAAGGTGGGGTGGGTCAAGCCTTAGACACGCCCTCAACGCCGCGCGCTACACGGTCTTTGGTGCGGGAATTCATCCAGTGCAGGCCCTGTTCAATGTTGGTGATTGCTAGAGCGTTTTCACGACAAGAGAACTTACCAGCTTGAAACCCCCGCAGGCGATCAAGAACAATCGCTAGTAACACCTCGTCAGTGATGCCGTTGCGCCCAACCTCTTGGATAGCGCCCTTTTGCATCTTGATACCTTGAGCGCCCATGTAGCCGCCGCCTGTATCCCAGTGAGCATCATATTTGTGATTGGCATTGCCGGGGCCGATTTCATCTACAGCCTCAAGCTTGATATTGTCGTTGGCATCGCTGCCCTTGTGAATGTCAATAAGCCTCATGTTGAGAACTCCTATGTTGGTTGAGCCGCTACAGTACCACATTAACAGGTGTATTGCAAAGTGCTGGGGAAATAAGCGCGACAAGTTACGAAAGGTTCCGGCCTGTTCGATATAGGGTTGCCGCGCTCATGTAGACCCACCAGCATGTCGCTAATTCCAAAGCTTACATGGAGCAATGGCAAGGTGAGCCCGCAAAAGGGCGGTTAGATAGCAATATGCAATTTCTGCATATTACTCGTATCACCGCCAAAGGGCGGGTAGTATGAGCTAGTCCTGACTCAACAGTTTTGTGGCCTGACCCACCAGCGACCGAGTTTGCACCCCGGCTCTGGCTTACTGCGCACCGCATTCGCTCAATGTCTGTCTATCACAGTAGAGGATAGGGGGCAATGAAAAGGGTGCAGGTAGGTTTTGCAACGTTACCAGGTTGGTTCCGAGTTTCGCGCAGCTCGTCTGCGAATATGATTTGGCAAGGGTCCATACCAGACACAAGCAGTCTGCTCGCTTTGCACGCGATGCATCATGCAAGATCATACCTACACCATAACCCCCACAGCGTGAACCCCTCGGGGGAAGTCTTGTAAATGTTGTAAACGTTTGCGTTGACAGATTTACAGTTGAGGATTTGCTTGGGATAAGCTACATGTAAAAGCGGCGGCGCGATCCGGTAAGATCAAACGCCGCCTTGGACGACACGAACTTTGGAGAGTTCCACGTGTCATCGACGTAAAGGTACCCGTTTACGGGATGATTTACAACCCGAACCCTCCCGATTTTTGAGCCTTTCGAATAAAGGTGCTGCGGTTTTGTCAGGGTTCCCGAATAACCTGGATGCTATGGGCCTCTTTGCCGGTGCGACCTACGGGGCGCGAATGGATTTCCGGGCCGTTCTGGTGTATTGCTTACGATCCCAGACATAGCGCGCCACAGTGGTTGACAGTGCCCGATGATCTTTAATCGGGGGTGTGGTTTGGGGTTGCCATGAATGAGGCCCAGGCGCGTGATACATAGCAAGTGAGAGGGCAGGCCGCTTTGATCCTATGTGGTCAACCCTAGCGGAAAGCGGAACTATGTCTAAAGCACAGAGTACAACAGTTAGAGAGGAATAGACGATGAGCGACAGCAAAGAAATATTGGAGAGATTGGAATGGTTCATTGAGAATGATGACTGCCAAGACATCCCAAGCAATGAGTATTGGATTAACGGGCTGGAAAAGGCACGGGAGGCTGTATCAAAGTACAAGGGTGAGCCATATGAACCTCTTGAGTGGGATAATTGGGAGCCTGGAATTGATACTTGTCGCACCTAGCACCAACCCCAACAGCTATAGAGGAGGCAAGCAATGAAGATAATGTACATTTTGGTGCTATTGGCAGAACACCCATTAGTTTTGGATACAGGATTGACCAAGGGGGAATGCGAGTCAGCCATAGCCGGGTCTATCTTGGGACAATCTGGAAGTGGAACGCTGCTTAGGGGGTATAAGACTATGATGTGCGTTCCTGTGCCCGCTCCTATGACCCACGATTAACCCTTGCAACCCGTTTCCGTTGTGGTATGGTGGGGCAACAAAGGAGAGAGACTATGACGGTACAGTTCGATGAAAGCGTTAGAGGCCCCATGATGTCAGGCACCACGGGCAATAGGATTTGGAAGTATCCAGTTCCTGTTTCTGAGCATTTTGAATTGCGGCTGCCAAAGGCCGCAGAGATTATCCGCATGGCTGGGGAAGATGGGTATCTGTATCTCTGGGCTATTGTTGACACATCTGCGGACGATGAAACAAGGGTTTTCGACGCGTTCAAGGCTGGCGGAACCATGCCCGACGATCTGTCCGAACATGAATATGTCGGAATGGCCAGCATTTACATTCAGCAAGAGTTAATGCTGTATTTCTTCGAGGACAAGTCTAATGCGTAAGTATGGAAATATGCCCATAGACTTTGGCCATTTCGTAAACCCGAACCCCGAAATGATGTTTTGGATGTACTGCCCCATCAGCTTGCCGGGAATGACTGGCGTTTGCATTCCTGAAACCCTGTCAGACTATAAGTTTATGGTTGATATCGCGCTGGCAAATGAGGACTGGCACGGGAAATATGTCTACATCACGGCAAAAACTCTGCACGTAACCCCGGACAATATGGGCAATCGCAAAGGTTGGCACTCTGACGGATTCGGGACGAATGATATCAACTACATTTGGGGCGATGAATGCCCCACTGAATTTCTCGACGCTAATGGACTGTTCGCTTTGTCTTCCGACCACCTTAAGTCAATGGAGGAAATGCAGGAGGTATCTGATAGGGCGGCTTCTGAGGTTTGGACTTATGAAAAGGGTCACATTCTAAGGCTTGACCCTAGCGTTATCCACCGGGTCGCAGATCAAGGCTATACCGGCTTTAGATCCTTCGCAAAGGTCACAATATCTGACAACAAGTTTGACCTCGCTGGGAACTCTGTAAACCACGCTCTTGCGCCGGGGTGGGTCTATACGCCAAGAACAGAATCCAGAAACTTGGAAAGTTCTGCAGCATGACCGCCCCCCTATTCCCACCAGCAGAGGCCAAACCCGCCCCGCCCAGCGCGTTCGGGGAGTTTTACGCCCGATACCCCCGCAAGGTAGGCAAGCCCAACGCTGCGAGGGCATACGCCAAGGCGCTAAAGAAGGCGACCCACGACGACATCATGTTCGGCCTGTCTCAGCAACTGGCCAGCATGGAAGCGAAAGACAAGCAATTCATACCGCACCCGGCCACATGGCTAAACAGAGAGGGATGGACCGATGAGCCAGAAGAACCTACCGGCAAAGCCAGCAATGGGCCGAGATCAACTCCTAGGTTTGATGAAGCCATTGAACGAGCGATGCGATCAGCAGCAAGAGGCCCAAAACGCGGCACTTGTAGCTTTTGAGCTGGACGCGGTATCCGAGAAGGTAAGCCGGTTTGGCTGGCGGGATATGGACCCGCGAATGAAGGACCGGCTAACAGACGATTGGGTTGACGTGCTGCGGGTGTTCCCCATTGCGGAGGTCAAGCGCGGAATCGGCGATTGCCTGGATGCTAGGCCGCGCGACTGTCCGACAGAGCAGGCCGTCAAAGCCGCTATCATGAAGCGCCGGGGTAAGGCAGTGGATCGGACGCCTAAGCTAATTCCCCAGCAAGCCCCCGCCAGTGAGGTAAGCGAAGCCGACAAGGCCCACAGAGCCCAGGTAGCAGCCGAGGTTATGGGCAAGTATCGTAGCAAAGGAGAGTGAGATGGGTGAGTACCAATTTACAGTTAGGCGTCGTATTGTAGTTGAGGCCTTAGTGTCCGTGACATCGGATAATGAGAAGGACGCCAGACAACTTGCACTGGTAGGAGAGTTTTCTTCCATTGAGGAGACCAACCGAATTGAGGAGTCCACAGATACGATTGTAAGCCTCGATGGGTTTGAGAGAGATTGGACCGATTAACCCTTGCAACCCGTTTCGGTTAGTGTATGGTGGTGGTAGATAGGAGAGAGACATGGACAACACAAGCGGATTCACGGGAACCTATATAGTTGGCGTGTTATCATGCTGGTATCATGGGTTTGGGTTCTGGGCTTCTATTGTTTGGCCTTGGTACATTGGTGCGGCATTCGCCTAACCCCTTCCCCAGCATAACCCCATAACAGGAGAGAGATGATGAATGAACAGACAGCCGAGGAATTTCTACCGGACACCGTAGAAGGGTGCATGGCGGAGATTGAAGATCTTGAGGTGGCAATAGATAGGATTACTGCCCAGATTGGCTTGTATGACGAGGGACTTCTTGACGGCAAGCCAGATGATTGGAAGCAACGCGCTGTGGGTGCTTTGATGCATAAGAGAAAAGACATCTCTCAGCTTAATAGGGAGATTCTCCACATCAAGGGGGAAAGCTCTGCAAGCCAAGGGGATCTGAAATCGGAAATTAACAGGCTGAAGGGGTGTTTAGGTAAAGAAATTGCCAAGTCTGCCCGATATTTTGCCGCTATTGAGAAGCAGAGGGAGCAGCTTCAAAATCAAGCGAATGGAAAGTCAGCAAAGATGCGCAGGGTACAACATGCGCAGCAGAGAAATAACTACAGCCTTACCAAAGCAAAGCAATACGTTGCTGAAAATTGCCCCCATCTGATAGACGGCCTCCACGCTTGTTTAACGATGGCGCAAGCTGAGTATAACGCCACACACATTGAACAACCAGACACCCCCGCCACATAACAGGAGAGACAGGTGACTAAACCGAACACAGAACGAAACACAGTGATTGTCTGGCTGTCTGGCCTCGGGATGCTGAAGCCCTACGTCACAGCACTAACGGGCGTGACCGGCAAGACCATCGAGGGCGTTCTAAAGCGTGACCGGGTGGCTAAGGGCGATCCTGGCGGGCACGGAGCAGGCGGTGTGCCGGATGTGTTTCTAGGCGCTGGCTGGATGCGAAAAGAGGACCGCAAGACGTTTGACGAAATGGTCAAGAAGGCCGAAAAGGGAGAGAGCTGATGAATGCTATGGTAATGAACGCCAAGGGAGTGCCAATCATTGAAACGTGGGACGCAATGAAGCGCCGCCACTTCAATGAGCGGGTTGAGGTTCTGTCATATCTAGCAGCCGGAAACCTGACGTATAGGCAAGCCGCAACGGTTCTTGATGTTGATCAGGGGGCAATCAGCAAGTTTATCCACAGGAACCACCTCGGGATAAAGTTCAAGGAAGCAACTCGAATGCTTAGCCAGAGCCGACGCGACAAGATTGCAAGGGTTCTCGGTGAGCGGATCGCGCTTAGCCAGGCGGAACCACGGCTAACGTGCAAAGAAGCAGCCAAAAAGCTGGGCGTCAGCCGGGATTGTCTAAAGGCGTATTCTCAGCGCCATTCGATTAAGTGGAAGCCGCACGGCGCATGAATGACTAGCACGGGAGAGACAGATGACCGCTTGGGTAGAAATTCCACCACTAGACCGCCGCGTTGCAGATTGCCGCGTATGCTGCCGGATCTTGGACGTGCTGGCGCGAGAGGCTACCAGCCTGCGAAGCATCAAGAGTATGCACCGGCTCGACACGCTGATTGGGTCCGAATATTCAACCGGGGAGGTCAGGCAAGCGGCGTATATGTTGCAGAATGCGGACCTAATCACAGCAACGACAGAGGGAGAAAAGGGCGCTATGAAAAACCCGATTTTAACAGCCTTGGGGTGGACGCAAACAGCAGTACCGAAACCTTTCTGGATGGTAGAGCATTGAGCGACCACGCCCAGGTGAAGGCCCTAGCGGAACATTTAGCCCAATCGCCAGCCTATTCATTGCACGTTTCTGATCTGCGACAGGAGATAATCCGGCAGGTAGAACGCGCACCCGCCATAGTTCTGGATGCAGTAGCATCGACACTGGGCATACGAGGAGAGAGACATGACTGAACCAACCAACACCCCCGACCCGCTGCCCTGCGAATGCGGCGCAGAACCCTATGTCTACACCAAGGAGGGTAGCCCAGAACCACACGATTTTAGTGGCTGCACCCGTTGCCTATCCTGCGAAAGCGATGTGTTCATGAGCGTCGAATTATGGAACGAGCATCAATCCCGCCCCCAGCCCGCAACGGCAAGCCCCGTTACGGTGAAGCCGCTGGACCTGCATGACGCCGTCACGCACCGCAATGCTTGGGTGCGAATTTTCAACGCCGCTATTGGAAGCGCCAAGCGCGAAGAGGATAAGTCATATTTTGAGCACGAGAAGCGGGCGTTGGTGAACTTACTTGACGCCCTCTCAGCCATCCAGCCCGCAGCCCCAGCACCACAGACGGTGCAAGAGGCGGCGAACACGGATCTGTATAATGCTGTGGAGAAAATGATCGAAAATAACGGCATAGAGTGTATCCCAGACAACTATGCCCAACACGACATTTCTAAAGCAATGGACGCCCTCAGCGCCCTATCGGACACGCCAGCCCACTCAAAGCCGCAAGGCTGAGCTGGCGACCGGCTCGGAGCAGTTCCTCCCGTCTGCTTCGGGCCACAAATAACACCAAGCCATCATTTAACCCTTGCAACGTGTTTCGGTTGTGGTATGGTGGTTATAGAGACAGACACCAACCGGAGAGACGCAATGACCGCACTTGAAATAACCCGAGCTTTGAAATCCGACCGAAAGAACGCAATCCTTTGGATTAATGAAGAACGCCGCGAAGCTGTGTTTCATGCTGGTCCAGCAGGCCACGCATACCCTGTAAAATTTAACGCCGCAATCATCGCCAGGGGTGATCCTGCATTTGGCATAGTAGAGCGCCTCGATGGTGACGTTTACGCAGCGATGTAATTGCCGACCTTCTTGAAGCAGGCCCTACGGGGCTTGTCACAAGACGATCAGCAGCAAACTAAGGAGGTGATCAAATCTAACATCTAATTAGCGCAGGCATCGCATCACGGGAATTTTGCCGGTGCCTGTTCATAATCAGATGGGAGATACGCAATGATTAAAGTTGTCACCACGCCGGAGCGGCAGGCAGAGATTGACGCTTATTGGGCTGATGTTCGCGCAGGTATAGCAGAAGCGAACCCCCATGTGTTCAAGGAGGATCTTGAGCCAACTATCTCTATGCATAGGCACCTAGCGTCGAGGCTTGTAGAACAAGCGGCATCCCACGCAAAGAAAGCAATGGAATTATCCAAGTAGGAACGACCAACCAGGAGAGAGAAGATGATGAGACCACTCAAAGCAATCGCAATCGTAGCAATCACAGCAACCCCGGCATATTCGCAGGCCCGCAATGTCTGCGCCGCCCGCCCGGTTGTTATCGAGCGACTTCAAAGCGTATACGGGGAAACCCGGCAGAGCATCGCAATGGGCGGTAATGGGTCTGTGTTTGAGACGTGGGCTAACAACGACACAGGGTCCTGGACTTTAACGGTCACGATGCCCAACGGCATGATGTGCCTTGCAACGTCTGGTCAGAGCTTTGAACGGTTGGCAGAGGCATTGCCACCCAAGGGGACTGTGAACCGTAAGCGCCGCCGCTAACTCATTCTAAGCAAACTAGACCACCAGAACACAGGATAGACAGATGCAACCAATCAGCGCAACAGTTCGTAAAAGCACGGGGGTCAGTGATCGGCCTATAAACGAGGTAAAGGTGAAGGTGGTGGCGTTTATTGATTCTGTGTCGGAAGACAGATCCAGGGCCTATGGGAACAATAAAGGCCTTCATGGCGTTTGCATTTTGACAGACGGCAGTGTTACGCAGTTTCCCGCATTCATGATTACGGTTGATATTGAGGGAGAAGAGACAGATGCAGATTGAAGCGGCAACAGAGCAAAAATTTTTCGGATACACAATGATTGAGGCGGGTGATATACTTGAGGCACACAGGGCCGCTAACGAACCCACAGAGGACAAGCCCAAGTGGGGGCCGTGGATCGGGTGGAACGGTGGAGATAACCCGGTAGAGTGCAATGAGAATGTTGAGGTTATATTTCTTGACATGGCGGCAGGGATGGAACCTCAACACCACATGGATGGCGCAGAAGAACTGATGTGGCGGCATAGCGATATGCATTCAAATATCATCGCCTACCGCATCCGCAAGGAGGCAGTACGCGGTGAGGCAGTTATGGATATTGTTGACTTTGGCTCGGTTTGGAACGTCACACACGCCCATACAGTGTCAGTCCAAAGATCTGACGCGGCTGCAACGCGCGCCATCATCCCCACGCTGGACGGAACACCCATCCCCGGAATCTACACCAACGAAGCAGGCGACGTGATCGTTATGGAGGCTATAGGCGATGGATAACCGACCACCACACGGGACAGGGTTAGTATACCTGACGGGGTATGCACTGGCGTTCTGGGTAATCGTGGCTATCATCATTGTAATTTAAGAGACACCCCTCCGAGCTACTCCAACGGCAACCATAGCCGATAAGGATCAATGCTCGCGCCTGCTCGGAGGGGTAACGCATTTGAAGGCGCAATTGATCCACAGGGGCGGGAACTGCCATAGTGCCAACTTGAACCGCAAGGCAATGTGGGGTAGTATGACACGCAAAGGAGAGTGAGATGGGAATAGCAACCGGGTTTGCAGCAACATATGCCATAGCGCATTTCCTGATAACAGGTGAGCCAACATCAACGGGTACGCTGATCGTTATCTTAGCATTTGTTTTCTATGACATAGGACAGGACAACATCGCCAATGGCTGACAAGCCCCTAACACCTAAGATGCAAGGTTTTGTAGATGGGCGCGCAGAGGGCATGACCCAATCAGACGCCTATAGGGCTGCATACAACACAAAAAACATGACCCCAAAGCAGATATGGGAAGAGGCAAGCAAGCTGGCCGCGCTCCCCAAGGTGGCCCAAAGGCTATTCGAGTTACAAGAAGCATCGGCTGAGCGCACTCTTGTAACAATGGAATCCATCACTGCAGAGCTAGAAGAAGCCCGCGTGTTGGGCAAGAAAACAGAGCAGTCCAGCGCCATGACAGCGGCGAGTATGGGCAAGGCCAAAGTCAACGGCCTGCTAGTGGATAAGGTAGACACCAAAGGCGAGGTGAAAATCGTCATGGCTAAGGACGTGGATGAGCTTTAAGGAGAGAGACATGAACGATATGAAATCAGAAGTGGAAGCTATCTTTCAGAGCATGGCCGACGCATACAACGAGGTGTTAAACGCCGAGCTAGACAAGATGCGCGCTGGTGAAGATGTGACATGGGAGGGGAGCGTAAGGAGGTTTCTTGGGTTTCACGTCATTGGTATTGATGAGAACCCTAACGGGCGATGACATTTAAGCTAAACCCAGGCCAAGCCCGAGCTATGGCCGAAACCCTCAAGACGCCTGCCCGGTTCCAGCTGCTCTATGGGGGCAGTAGATCCGGCAAGACATTCCTATTCATCTCAGCAATACTTGACCGGGCTATGAACGCTGCAGGTTCTAGGCACCTGATTGTGCGCAAGGAGGGTAGCGCCGCAAAGCGGGCGATTGCCAAGGATACATTCCTCAAAGCATGGGCTGTTAAGTTCCCCGGTGTACCGTGCCCGACATTCCGAGGCCATGACGGCGGATACTTTCCCCTGCCCAATGGATCAGAAGTATGGGTTGGCGGGTTGAACGACGAGAAGGCAATGGAGCGGATACTTGGTAACGAGTATGCCACGATTTATATCAACGAAGCGTCAGAGGTGGTTTACAGTGCGTTTGTGCTGCTCCGGTCACGTCTAGCCCAGGTCTGCACCACGTTGTCTGGTGCCACGCTCAAGCAGCGGTTCTATGTGGATCTCAACCCGACAGTCAAAGCCCATTGGACGTATCAGATTTGGATTGAAGGGATCGAGCCACAGGACAAGCTGGCGATCAAGGACCATGCCGAGCGGTACGCATACACTGTGGTTAACCCAAGCGACAACCGGGACAACCTGTCAGAGGAATATCTAGACGACCTGGATAGCCTGCCCGAGCGCCAACGGAGGCGGTTCAGGGATGGGGCCTATACCGCAGACGACGACAACGCGCTGTGGCGGCGGGATTACATCAAGTACGAGGATAGCTTGCCGGATATGGTACGGGTTGTTGTTGGTGTTGACCCGGCTATCAGCAATGACATTGGATCAGACGAGACGGGCATCATTGTGATGGGCTTAGGCGTAGACGGGAAAGGGTATGTGCTTGGTGATGAAAGCGGGAAATTCAGACCAGAGGAATGGGCGCGACGTGCAATATCAGCTTTCCACACGTTTGATGCTGATCGGATCGTTGCGGAAATCAATCAAGGCGGCGCTATGGTGGAGGCCACGATCAAGGCGCAATCAAAGGGGGCAGTGATACCATATCGCGGGGTTCATGCCACCAAGGGCAAGGCTGTCAGGGCTGAACCTATCGCCGCGCTGTACGAGCAAAGCAAGGTAAAACACGCTGGAGCATTCCCAGAGCTAGAGGATCAGATGTGTTCATTCACCATCGGTTTTGACAGCAAAGCACAAGGCTATTCCCCTGACAGACTAGATGCGCTAGTATGGGCGGCAACCGAGTTGTTCCCATCTATGGTGAACAAGCCTAAGCCAAAGCCGGTGCTGGCCCCTACGATATACAACCCTATGGCTCGGATGTAATGGCTAAAAGCAAACCACAAGACACTAAGGGCGTTCATGCTGTAGCTTTGGACCGGTTCAACCGCATTTGGTCTGCATCCCAAGAAGAGCGGGACGCGGCCAAGACTGACCGCCGTTTTGTAGGCGTGACCGGGGCGCAGTGGGAAGGCGCGCTGGGTGACCAGTATGCCAACAAGGTCAAGATCGAGGTGGATAGAACCTCCGGGGCCGTTGAGCGCGTTGACAATGAATACCGCGCTAACCGCATCACGGTTGACTTCACACCAAAGAACGGGGCCAGTAATGACGCCCTGTCTGATGTGTGTGACGGCCTATACCGAGCTGATGAGCAGAACTCAGGCGCGCAAGAAGCTTACGATGTAGCCTTTAACGAGGGTATCACAGGCGGCTATGGCGGATGGCGGTTCGTAACAGATTGGGAAGACGATAACGACGACGAGAACGAACACCAGCGAATTCTTATCGAGCCGATATACGAAGCCGACTCTACGCTATTCTTTGACTGCAACGCTAAGCGTCAGGACAAGGCAGATAGCACTCATGCGTTTGTGCTGGAGGCTATCACAGTCCAGTCGTACATTGACGAGTACGACGACGACCCCGCGTCCTGGCCTATTGATCAGACAACGGTGCAATTCGATTGGTCAACGCCTGACGTTGTTTATGTTGCTGAATACTACCTGACCGAAAAGGTCAACGTAGAGCTAACCGTTTACAAGCACGTTGATGGAACAGAAGAGACGTTTACCGCTGACCGGTTTGAGCAAGACGAAGACCTAAAGGCCAGCCTGAAGGATAAGGGATCACGCAAGAAGCGCACCAGAACAGTCAAGCGCGATCAGGTATCCAAATACATCCTGTCAGGCAACGGCATTCTGAAGGGCCCGGAGATTATCCCCGGCGGCAATATCCCCCTTGTACCATACTACGGCAAGCGCGTATTCATTGACGCCCAGGAGCGGTGCAGCGGCATTGTCCGACGCGGTAAGGATGTGCAACGTCTCAAGAATATGATGCTAAGCAAGCTGGCAGAGCAGAGCGCGCAATCAGCTTATCCCAAGCCAATCTTTGCTTCTGATCAAATCACGCCAGTTATTGCTGCTCAGTGGGCAACCGCAAACGTAGACAACCCGGCATACCTGCAGGCTGAGCCGGTGCGAAACGTAGACGGCTCAGTGTCTCATGTTGGGCCTGTCGGATATACGAACCCCGGAGAAATCCCGCCAGCAACGGCTGCGTTGACATCTCTTGTTGACACTGACATTGACGCGGTTCTGGGAAACAACAAGTCGGCAGAGGAAATCAAGTCAAACGTCAGTGGCGCAGCCATTGAACTTGTGCAGGACCGGCTAGACCAGCAGTCATTCAAGTATGTAGACAACTTCCGAATTGCCATGAAACGCGGCGGGCAGGTTTGGCTCGGCATGGCGCGAGAGATATACGTGGAAGACGACCGCGTGATGAAAACCGTAGGCCCGCAAAAGGAAGTGGGGCAGGTAAAACTTAACGCTAAGATTCTGGATAGCGAGGGGAACACTGTTTCCCAAGGTGACCTATCACGGGCTACATTCGATGTTAACGCAGAGGTCGGTCCCAGCTCTAGCAGCAAGCGACAGGCTATGATTAAGACAATGGGCGGCGTATTGCAGAACAGCCAAGACGAGCAAACACGTTCCATTGCCGAGGCTGTGATTATGCAGAACATCCCAGGCGAGGGCATGGGTGATATCAATGAGTTCTACCGCAAGAAGCTCGTAACGATGGGCGTGTATGAACCAACCGAGGAAGATATCAAGAAAATGGAAGAGGCCGCAGAGGGTGCCGCTCCAAATCCCAACGACGAATTCCTGCAGTCTGAAGCTGCAAAGAACATGGCCCTTGCCGAGAAGGCACAGGCAGACACCCAGCAATCCATTGCCAAAACCGGCAACCTGGAGGCGGACACAGCCACCAAGATTGCAAGCATTCCCCGTGATGATCGCCAGCAGGTGATTGATGCGGTGGCAGAGATCGACCGTGAAGACGGGAGACGGCAACCCAGTCCAGCCGTACAACCAGGACTGAGCAACGGCATTCCACCCGGCCTATAGGGTGTGTGAAGGTGATACATGACTGACCAGACAGAAGAAACGGTTGACGCCCCAGAGGCAGAGATTGAAGCCGTAGAAACAACAGAGCCGGAACAGGTTGACGCGCAAGCTGAGACTGAAACCGAGGCTGTTGAAAAAACGGTTGTGACTTTTGGCGACGATGAAGCCCCAGAACAGCAGGACGCGCCCGACTGGGTGAAGAATGTACGCAAGGAAAACCGAGAGTTAAATAAGCAACTCAAGGATCTGAAGAAGCAAGCTGCAGCCGGTAAAGCCGACGAAAAGACGGACCTCGGCCCGGAACCGACGATTGAGCAGTTTGATTACGATTCAGCAAAGCACATTGCGGCAGTTCGTGAATGGGACAAGGCCAAAGCAAAGCAAGACGCTAAGGCCAACGAAGCCAAGGAAGCGCAGGAAAAGCAAGGGCAGGCATACAACGCCCGCCTGAGTGAGTACCAAGAAGGCAAGGGCGCATTTGATGCGGATCAGTTTGACGAAGCCGAGGACGCTGTAAAGGGCGCGCTTAGCGAGAATCAGCAGACCATCCTAATCCATGCGTTTGGCGGCAAGGCTGCGCCATTGATTCAAGGCTTAGGCCAAGATGAAAAGCGTCTAAAGGAACTTGGCACCATCACCGACCCTATTGCCTTTGCAGTAGCGGCAACACGTCTGGAAACGGCTATGAAAGTATCACAACGCAGACCCAAAACCGTCCCTGAAACTCGCACCGGCGGCAATATTGCTAGCGGAGCGTCCAGTGACAAAACACTTGAAAAGCTACGAGCGGAAGCTGCACAGACCAATGATATGTCAAAGGTCCTGGCATACAAGCGTAAGCTCAAAGCAGGTTAATAGGAGGCCAACATGGCCAACGAATTTAGTAAAGAAGAACGGGTTGCATTTGAGGATATCCTTGAAGGCTTTCACGACAGCATGGTTATCTCTCGCAACGTGTCTAAGTACGGCACCGAGGGGCAGCTTATGGAACGCGCGAACGATACCGTGTGGCGTCCTTCGCCTTACATTCTGGCGTCCCAAGATCGGACTATGGGTTCAGCGGTCACTCCGCAGGACGGCACACAACTTTCTGTCCCCAGCTCTTTGGGTTTCAGCAAGTCCGTACCTTGGACTATGAACGCCCTGGAGCTGCGCGATGCGCTGCAAGAGAACCGTTTGGGCAAGGCCGCTTCGCAGCGTTTGGCCTCGGATATCAACACGGCAGTTCGTGACGTTGTGTCTCTGCAGGGTACGCTGGTTGTTGATGTAACGGCTGCGGCTGGCGATTATGACGACATCGCTCTGTGTGAGGCTCTTATGACGGAGCAGGGTGTGGAGGAGATGAATCGCTATATGTCTCTGAACGTCCGGGATTACACAGGCATGGCTGGCGATCTGGCAGGCCGCGCGAATATGCAGACCGGCAAGACCGCGACAGCATACGAGCGCTCATTCATTGGCCCTGTTGCCGGGTTTGAAACCTACAAGATGCAGATCGGCAATACACTGACAGGTCAGGCAGCAACGCCAACCATTGCGACAAACGGCGCTCAGGTTCAATATGTTCCTCTTGCGGCTCAGTCCACCACTAACGGTGTTGTGAATGTTGACAACCGGTATCAAACGGTCACTGTTTCATCCACAACTGGCTTGGCGGCTGGTGACTGCTACACCATTGCAGGCATCGAGGCGGTTCACCACATCACCAAAGAAAGTACGGGGCAGCTCAAGACATTCCGCGTTATCTCTGTAACTGATGGAACCACGATGGTTGTATCTCCCCCAATGGTCGGCGCGAATTCCTCGCCAACTGACCCGGAGGTCAATTATCAGAACGTCAATGTTGCATCGACTTCGGCAACGGCTGCGATGGTGTTCCTGAACACTACCACAGCTCAGACTAACCCATTCTGGTACTATGACAGCATTGAACTGCTGCCGGGCCGCTATGCGGTGCCAACTGACCAGGGCGTGTCTGTCATGCGGGCGACCACTGAGAACGGTATCGAAGTTGTAATGTCGAAGCGATTTGACAACAGCACATTCGAAACGCTGTTCACTCTGGACACGCTGTTTGGGGTGGTCAACACCAACCCAGAGATGAACGGCGTTCTGTTGTTCGGCCAAGCATAACCAACGGCGGGGCGGCGCAGGTCGCCCCATCACCCATTATAGGAGGCCCGAATGGGTATCATCTACAAAGTACCGGGCAACCTTAAAGGCCCCAAAGGAACAACATACTCTTGGAAAGATGCAGGCGACGGCGATAAGCTGCCGGAAGGTTGGTGTGCCACTCTTGGCGAGGCCCTAGAGGCCCATATTGACAAGCCAAAGCGCAAGCGCCGCACTAAGGCAGAGATCGAAGCCAGCAAGGCTGAAAATAGCTAACAACCGGAAGGCTCGGCAATGTCCTGGACTAAAAACCAAATTATTGAACAGGCATTGGCCGAAATTGGCATTGCTTCCTACATATTCGACACCACAGCAGAAGAGCGCGCTAATTCTCTGCGCATTCTTGACAGCATGATGGCAGAATGGACTACCCGAGGTATTGTTTTTGACCCGGTGTACCCCGCTACGGTTAACCCCGGCGGTGGTGATATCGACGCAGAGACAAACGCGCCAAACGATGCGGTTGGCCCGATGTATAATAACCTTGCGCTGCGGTTAGCGCCGGGCTTTGGCAAGACGCCATCCAACCAAACGAAACTAGACGCCAAGGCAGGCTATAGCTTGCTCGCACAGTCCATCACAGTCCCTTGTGTGCGCATGGTCGGTATGATCCGGGGTGCAGGGGCCAAGACACCCATTCGGCCCTTCATTGGTGAAGACACGGTTACAGCAACATGACGCAAATCCCAATACTTTCCGGTATCTTTGCGGACACTAACCCAGATTTCCGCACGGCCTACCCTCACAATATGATTCCTGTCCCAAAAGGCAGCGGCATATCTAATGGATACCTGCGCCCAGGCGAGGGTGTTGTGGAAGTGGCAGTTGGCCCGGGTCCTGACCGGGGAGGCATTGTGTGGGATGGCATTATGTATCGCGCTATGGGTTCCAAGTTCGTGCGGGTGAATGAAAACGCAACCATTGATATCATAGGAGACATTGGCCCGGGTGGCGTGGTGGTTTTCGACTACTCTTTTGATTACCTCGGCATGTCTTCGGGTGGGTTTGAATACCTGTACGATAAGACCACATTAGCGCGGGTCACAGATCCGGACTTAGGCACGGTTAACAGCTTTGTTTGGCTGGACGGATATTTTGTGTCATCTGATGATGAAACGATAGTTGTCTCTGAGCTTGGCGACCCGTTCTCAATAAATCCGCTCAAATACGGCTCTTCTGAGATCGACCCCGACCCGATTATTCGGCTGCTTGAGCTTCGCAACGAATTGTATGTGGTCAACCTTAATTCAATCGAGGTCTTTGACAACGTTGGCGGGACAGGGTTCCCATTCCAACGTATTGAGGGCGCGCAGATCCAGAAGGGCGCGGCGGGGGTAGGCGCTGCGACTGTGTTTGATGACAAGATAGCCTTTGTTGGCGGCGGGCGCGAGGAATCCCCGGCTGTTTACTTGGCGATCAACGGCAACTATCAAACGATATCCACCCGAGAAATCGAAGAGATCCTATTGACGTATTCAGAGGCAGAGATTGCCGGGATTGTCATGGAATCTAGAAATTACCTGTCTCACAACTGGCTTTACATCCATCTACCAGATCAAACAATTGTCTTTGACATCGCAGCCACTAAGGCTTTGGAGCGTCCAATCTGGTTTACGCTTTCCGGTGGCATTCTAAACAAGACCGCATACCCCGCGCGCGGCATGGTCTGGGCCTATGGTAAATGGATGTCAGGAGACCCGGTATCGGGCAAGGTTGGCGAGCTAGTCCGTAATGTGTCAACGCAATACGGCGCAGAGGTCAAGTGGGAATTCCACACTGGGATTCTGTATAACGGCGGCATGGGCGCTATTGTTCATGATCTAGAGCTTGTTGCTTTGACTGGTGAGGTGGCCTTGGGGCTAACGCCAGTTATCACGACGCAATACACCCTGGACGGCCTGAACTGGTCTCAGCCAATGACGGTTAGCGCGGGCATTCAAGGCAACCGGGCGCAGCGCATAGCATGGCGCAGGCAGGGCAAAATGCGGGACTGGCGGTCACAGAGGTTTAACGGAACCACAGACGCGCATATCTCCATTGCTCGGCTGGAAGCGCGTTTTGAGCCTCTAGCATGGTAGAGACGTTCAACCCGCCAACTAGAGAGCAGCTTTCCCGTGTTTCCCAAGGTGACGAGAGGCTATTGCGCGCGCTTGAGGAGCTTTTCAGATCTGCAGGGCGAACCATTCCGGATGATCTGTCCGGTATTGATGATTCAATAGCTGCGTTACAGGCCGCGCCCGAGCATGGGCTTCATGCTTTATCGGGCTTGTCACGAAAGCAAGATGCGATCACTGCGCTTGTTACTGGTCAACTCGTTTTTGTTGCCGATAAATACGATCTCCCCAAGCCGGTGGCGGGGGTTATCACTCTTGCAGACAGCACAATCTATTCCCTAACCTGCGATATTGACCTGCTGGGCGACCGTATCGTGGGGGGTGTTGACAACGTGATTGAGGGGTGGGGCCCAACGGTAAGTTCTCTGTTATCTACAGGATTGACAGGAACGGCCCTCATAACCAGCACCGAAAATATAACTCTGCGGCACATAGATATTTCTGCAGATGTTGCGCTTGATCTAAACGGATCTGCTGGGAAGTTCCTGGATTGGTTGACGGTGAATTTTACCGACTGCCCGACTGTAGGGACGATCCAGAATTACGACAACTTTATCGGGCTGAATATCGGTGTTATTGATAGCGCAAACTGGACCTTTGACGGGACAATAGGGACTATCGGTTTTGGGGACTCCCTGTTTTCTGGCATTGCAGGGGAGACAACCCTAATAATCCCAGCAACGGCGATTATAACGAGACGGTTTCGGCCTAAGTTCTCGGCATTTATCACACCCACGGGCGGGACTGGCATTGATTTTAGCACATCTGCAACGGTTCCTGATGAAGATTATATATTGTTTGAGTGCGATTTTTCTGGAGCTGGGACGGCCTTGGCCGGTGTTCAATTTGACGATAACAAGGCTATGTTCAAGGGCAATACTGGAATCGAAAACAGCAGGACATTTGCCAATTACTACATGACGAACAATGCCACAACTACTCCTGTAGTCGTCAGCACTCCCACCAAGGCCCTTGGCACCACTACATCCAACCCCATAAGTCAAAGGTTTTCATTCACGGATAACCGCGCAACATATGTGGGGGCACCAACAAGAGACTTTGAAGTTGAGGCATGGGCGTCTTTATCATCGAACAATAACAACGTTCTAAGATTGTATATTGCAAAGAATGGAACGGCGGTTACCACGTCATTTGCAGAGGGCACAGCTAACGCGGGCGGGCGGGCGGAAGGCTTGGTTACTGCTTCTGTGGTGGAACTAGACACGAATGATTATGTAGAGGTTTTCGTGTCAAACGAAACCAGTGGCAATAACGTGCTTGACATTAACCTTAACGTGATTGTGAGCGAGCTATGACAACAACCCCCGCCCCACTTGTTGAATACAAGTTTATTGAGAGTGTAGAAACCACCCAGTTCACTGCGTCTGGCGTGACTATCCTAGACGCGGTTTCCGTGACCAACACAGGGGCGGGTGCCGTTGAGTTAAGCCTGAGTATCATCCCCAGCGGCGGGAGCGCTGGTGACAGTAACCGGGCGATAACTGATAGGATATTGAGGGCTGACGAATCTTACTTATGCCCTGAAGTTCTCGGCCATGTTCTGGCATCCGGGGATTCAATCTCTACCCTGGCAAGCGCTGCAATCTCTCTAAATATCCGCGTGACCGGCAGGGTTATAAGCTGATGTTGCGCCATTCATTGAATTGCTATAGCATTAGCCTTGCTGAGTTCGCGGCATCCAGCAGCCATTATCACAGGCTGGACGCATGAACGAAGAGCAAATCATCAGAAATAGCCTGACAGACGGCCTAAAGCTTCCCGCTGATGCGGTTGAGTGGCTTTGTGACCTATACGCAGTGACGCAGGTTTATGATGACGTAGCGGACGGTGATGAGGTTGATAGGGCGGATCTAAATCGCGCTTTGTATTCGTCTATTGTCGGTATGTCACTCAACCCATTCTTTGACTTGAACCGGTTCACTCTGCGCCCTGTCTTAGCCTTATTCATTATGAAGTGGCAGGCATCAGATGCAGCGGAGCGCGCAGGGGCGGCTGATGAAGTGTCATTCGTTTGGCGCGCTGGTTTCTATGACGTGGTGATGACCGTGTTTTTGCTTGTCTACGGGCGCGAGGACACAGAAGCCAACGCCCATCTAATCATGAGCCTGTACGGCGAGAAGTTCGCGGACTATCGGAAGGAATTTCCATAATGGCAATAGGAGCCTTACTTGGTATCGGGGCCTCTCTACTTGGGGCACGGTCACAGAAGAAAGCTGCGGCCTCGGCTGCTTCGTCCCAGTCGGCGGCGGCACTCGCGGGGATCGATGAGCAGCGCAGGCAATTCAATGTTGCTCAGCGCGCTCTTAGCCCGTTTGTAAACGCTGGCACATCAGCAATTAGCGGACAGCTTGCATTGGCAGGTCTGTCTGGAGACGAGGCGCAACAGGCCGCAATCCAGCGCATTGAACAAGGCCCACAGTTTCAATCTCTTGTGGAGCAGGGTGAGCAAGGCATACTACAGAACGCATCCGCAACAGGTGGCTTACGGGGTGGTAATACCCAGGCCGCGCTAGGACAGTTTAGGCCCCAGGTTCTATCCGGCTTGATTAACCAGCAGTTCAGCAACCTCGGCGGCATCGCTGGGCTAGGGCAGGCATCGGCGGCTAATTCGGCGGCGGCGGCACAGAATACCGGCAACAGCATTTCTCAGCTCTTAGCGCAGCAGGGCGCGGCGCAAGCGGGTGGGGCATTAGCCTCCGGGCAAGCGTCTGCCAACCTAGCTTCGCAAGTCGCTGGGGGTCTCGCGCAAGGTTTTGGGAACATCGGCGGCGGTGGTGGCGGTGGGTTTGGAGAAAGCCCAATATTCAACGGCGCATTCGGCGGATCTGGTTTGGGGATAGGATTCTAATATGGTACAGCCGTTAGACTTTACATTCAAAGGCGTCCAGGACCCACTTGACGCTGTTCGGCAGGGCCTAGAGTTCGGCCAAGCCCAGGCATTGCGCCCTGAATTGCTGGCACGGGACCGGGCGGCGTTTGAGCGCCAAGGCGTAGAGCAGCAGCAAGCCGATACGCGGTTCGGGCAGGGCAACGTTTTGTTTGAGCAGGGCCAGCAGGACCGTCAAACGGCTTTGGCTGACGCTGATCGGGAACGCCAGAAGGGCATTCAAATGCAGGCGGATCTTGAGGTTCTGGCGGACAACCCAACGGCGGAAGGGTTTGCTTCTCTAATCACCCGAAACCCTGACCTTGCCACAGAGATGAATCAAGCTTGGCAGATATTGGACAAGGCGCAACAGCAATCAACGCTGTTGTTTATGGGGGAGACGTTTGCTTCCATTAAGGCGGCTATCAAGTCCGGTGATTTGGAAAGAACAACAGCCCTTCTTGAAGGTCGGATTGAGGCACTAAACAACACGCCGGGACGCGAGGAAGAGGCACAGCAAACTCAAGCTTACCTGGACATGTTCAAGGCTGACCCAGAGAGCGCTTTGGTCGCGGTTGGTGTGCCGCTGAAGGTGTTAGGGGGCACGACATTCGACAGCCTTCTAGGCAAGGGGCCATCAGTTCAGACCGTGCGAAACTTCGACAACGGAACCACGATCAAGGTCTTCAACGACGAGAACACTCCTAACAAAGTCACGAATCCATCTGGGGATATTGTCACCGGGGCGGAAGCCGCGCGCGTGGTCGCAGAGGCCAATGAGTTCGAAACGATGACCCAGGGTCAAAGGGCACTGTTCCGAGAAACGGGAAAGCTTGAGGGAGTCGTGGATCTGGGAGGGGTTGCCGCCTCAACCGTGGACGCAGCCAAACAAGCCACGGCCAAAAGCGGCGACTTGTTCGACCAATTCAGCAAGACACGAGCAAGCATTTCCAACATCCAGGAGGCCATAACATCCATTGACGAGGGCGCTAAGGCTGGTCTTATTTATCGCCGTCTTCCTGACATCACCAAAGAGAGTGCTTCACTTCAAAACGCCCTTGATCGTATGGGGCTAGACGTTATCTCTGCAACTACATTCGGGGCCTTAAGCGCAGGCGAGATGCAATTGGCAATGGAAACCGCAGCGCCTCGCAACCTTTCCGCCCCTGATCTTCGCGCATGGCTGCAAGAGAAGCAGACCGCGCAAGAAAAAGTGGCGGCTATGTTACTAGACGCGGCGCAGTTCCTTGGAAGGCCGGGAAATACGCTTTCGGACTGGATAGTAAATAACCGAGCTGGTGAGGTGCAGGAGGGAGCACCACAGGCGGGGGTAAGCCCAGACGATGAACTTGACGCGCTCCTAAACCAACTGGGAGCTAACCAGTAATGGCCCGCGCGGAGGTAGTTCAAGGGCTTATCAATCGCGGCCTAGCGCCTCATGTTGCAGAGGGCATTGCCAACGAGATAAGCCGCGAAAGTGGGTTCAATCCTGGCATCAATGAGATAAGCCCTATTGTTCCCGGTTCCCGTGGCGGATTCGGCCTATTCCAGCATACCGGTCCGCGTCGGCGTGAACTGGAGGCATTTGCCCAATCGCGCGGGGTTCCGGTTAGCGACCAGGATACACAATTGGACTTTGCCCTGCAGGAACTTGCAACGACAGAGAGAAGGGCCGGTCAATCTCTTTTACAGACAACCACAGCCGAAGAGGCGGCGGATGTGTTTAAGAGGCAGTTTCTGCGCCCTCTCAGCACACAGGGCGGCGGCGGTTCTTCCGTTGCGGCAGGCGGTCCCGACTCTGACACGCTGCAGGAAAGCCCAGTTGAACGGCTCCACAGACTGTACCGAGAGGGCGGCGGGACGCCAGAAAGCCGCGCTAGGTATGAGGCCGCGTTTCCAGAGGTCGCCCCAACGCAACAGCAGGCCGCGCCAGCGCAGCAAGGTCTGACAGCGCAGCAATTAACCCCAACAATCATTGACGCTTACAACCGAGGCGATCTAAGCGACGTTAATACCGGGATCGTTACGAACATTCTGTCAGGCGGGCGGGACTTGCCAGCCGGTGCGCGCGTCATTGCCAGCACAGATGATGGCGGCGTGGTATATTCACAGCCAGACGGAACACAAGGCTTTGTAGGCCCAGCCATGGCCACAGTGGACCCCGAAACGGTTGGGCGCATCCTAGAGGGTGCCACCCCAGCGGGGGCATTTCGCAGCGGTGTAAATGAACAATTGATTGCACAGAACCCGATTGCGGCGCGCGGTGCGACGGCAATTCAAGGGGTTCCCTTTGTTGGTCAATTCGCAGACGAGGCAATCGGTTTATTTTCTGAGGATGCACAACAAGCAACGCGGGCGGGACAGCGCGCTATGGCAGAGGAACGCCCAGGGCAAACTATGGCGTTACAGGTGGCCGGTGGTCTGGCTGCAGCTCCTGCGGCTATTGCTACGGCTGGCCCTGCCATTCTTGCGGCGGCTCCTGAATCTTTAGCCGCGCAAATGGCTTTAGGCGCAGGCGGAGGCGCATTAGCCGGATCAATAGAGGGCGGTTTCGCTGGTGCTGGCAGGGGACAGACCCTAGAGGAAAGGGCTAGTTTAGCACAGGAAGACGCCATAACAGGCGGCGCATTCGGCGGCATAGTTGGCGGATTGACCCCGGCTATTAGTGCAGGGGTTAGAAACGCGATTGATTTTTTCAAATCAGCAGATATCGGCGTGATTGCAAGGGAGCTTGGCTTAAGCCCCAACGCCGCTCGTGTCGTTAAAAATGCTCTATCTGTTGAGGACCTACCCGCAGCACAGGCCCGGCTCGGCGCGGTAGGCGATCAGGCCATGTTGGCAGATGCAGGACCGGCAACGGCGCAGGCCCTTGACACGGCTATGGCTGAAGGTGGCGGGGCTTTGCGCGTAGGCCGGGAGGCTGTTGAAGCCAGAGCGGCGGAAAGCGGCCCTAAGTTGCGGTCTGCATTCGATGCCATCCTAGGCAAACCCGGTGGAGTTAAGGCGGCGGCTAGAGAGATATCCCAAGGGTCTGCTGCAGCAAGGCGAACAGCCTACAACGCGGCATTTGAGCAGCCTATCAACTACGCCAGCCCAGCGGGGCGGGAGATTGAGGGGGTACTTGACCGCATTCCAAGCAAGACACTCAACCGAGCGGTTCAAGACGCAAACGACGCCATGCAGATTGCAGGGACGAAAAACCAGCAGATTATGGCGAGCATTGCGGACGATGGAACAGTGACGTTCACGAATCCCCTAAACGTGCAGCAGTTGAATGAAATCAAAATCCAGCTAGGCGGCATTGCCGAGGAAACGAAAGACCAGTTCGGACGATTGAGCCGGGAAGGTATCGGCGCGGCTAGTTTGGCGTCAGATCTTAGGGTTGCACTAACTGAAGCGGTCCCGACATATGGCCGGGCTGTTAGGCTTGGGGGCAACAAGATTGCAGAGGATAACGCTCTAGCCATGGGCCGTGGTGTGCTTACCCAAAACGTGCGGCTAGAGGATGTTGCTGCGCAAATGGAGGGCGCGTCTAAGGCTGAGAAGTCTGCATTCAAGCGCGGTCTTCGGGAGGCTCTTGAGGAGGGAATGTCAAATGTTCGCTCTGTGGCCTCGGACCAAAACCTAGACGCGCGGGAAGTACGGCAGGCGATTCAATCGCTTTCCTCGCGCGCCACTACAGCCAAGATTGAGGCCGCAATAGGCCCAGAGGCTGCAAGGCGTATTAGTAAGCTAATGGAGGCAGAGGTCCCACAGCTTGCGACACGCGCGGCAGTGTCTCGCGGGTCTGCTACTGCTGTCAGGCAGGCAGGACAGGCCGCAGTTGACGAGGTAACCACCCCAGGCGTTCTGGGCACTCTTGCGAGAGGGGAGCCAGTTGGGGCGGTTCGGAGAATAACCCAAGTTCTAGCCGACACAACCCCCCAAGCGGACCAAGCGCGACGTGCTGCTCTTATGCAGGAAATTGCAACATCCCTAACGGAAGTCAGGGGAACAAATGTAACCAAGGCGCTAGATGCAATAAATGAAGCCATCGCTGGTCAACCTTTATCAGAGGCAAAGTCTAGGATGATAGCTAACGCCCTTTCTGTGACTGGATCGCTTGCAGCCTTCCGTGGTGGTACAAGAGCCGCGCAACAGCCCGAGGAGGGCGCACAATGACGACCATTACGATTGACAACCCGTATCCCTTTTTTACCGACGTTGACGGCGGGTCACTAGAGGGAGGCAACATCTATGTGGGTGTGGCTGGCCTGGACGCGAAAACCAACCCGGTTACTGTGTACTGGGACCAAACCCTTGTGACTGCGGCCCTGCAGCCCATCCGGACGGTGCAAGGCTACCCTGATAATGGGGGTTCGCCTTCCAACTTCTTTGCAGACGGTGATTTCTCGATCACGGTAGAGGACAGTGAGGGCGCGCAGATTTATTCCAGCCTGTTTTCGTCTGACTCATCCCTTCTCAGAACTTCAGATTTTGTTGAGTACCTTTCAGGGGATGGGGCGAATAGATTCTTCACCTTAGCGACAACCCCGTCTAGCGTTGATAACACCCTTATTCTTGTCTGGGGAATCCCGCAGTATAAAAACACATACAGCCTATCTGGGGCTGACCTGACATTTTCCGAGGCCCCCCCAGAAGGCACCGATAACATCGAGGTCACTATTAGAGTAGTGACGGGGGCAATCGGTACGGAGGGTTCTTATGATTTGCGAAGCGACTTTGTGTCGGCAGCGCCGGGGTTGTCTGAAGAAAACGGGACAACGGTAACGGCGGGGGGGCTGTCATATGTTTTTGACAACACATCATCGGCAATAACTGACTTGCCGGGATGGAAGCCCTTCGGCGACGTGTATGCTGATCACTTCCTAGAGAACGTGACGCCTGGAACAACTGATACAACTCAGGGGGTTCTTGATGCGGTGGCGTATCAAAACAGCCTTGGCGGCGGCGATGTTAGGGTTTTGTCTGGCGTCCACATTGTTACAGATCAGAGCGTTACCCCATCCACATGGGATGATCGGGTGTGCATCCACATCCTTAACGACAACATCAGAATTATAGGAGATGTTGGGGCCGTCCTGAAACTTGGGGATAGCGAGAATGCACACGTAGTTAAGCTTGGCGCGCGGGCAGACAGCGACTTAGGGCTTATTTCTGTATCAGATTGCGGCGTTTCTGAGATTGAAATAGACGGCAACCGGGCGAACCAAACCCTTCCGACTGCAAGCGACTTCCACAACGCCGGGGTAAGCGTGTCCGATGGATGCGAGCGGGCCGTTTTGGATGAGTTGTATATTCACGACACTATTTATTACGGGATTGGGTTCCAGCGAGAGGGGCATAAGGATTGCCTTATTCGGAACACCCGGATTGAGGACACGGGCGCAGATGGGATTGACTGCAAAAACGACGATGGCACAGGGTATGGCAACCGTATCGAGGGGCTTTATGTCAAACGGTTTGGGCTGGCTCTGGATGGCCTAGCAACGCCACAGGCGGGGATTGATCTTAGGTCTGGTTGGAGCCTTGGCGAACACAGTGTCACAGACTGGCAAGCGCCTTTAAACGGAACCCCTGCCAGCCAGTTGGGCCTTGTCGGTGTTCGGGTGTTGAAGGATGCTGATAGCAATTTCAATGCTCTGGATCATACGACCGTATCAAATGGGTATGTTGAGCCATCCGCTGAAACCGTAGGCACATCACCTATCCAGAAAATGCAGGGCTTGCGGATCGACGCGCTCAATATTGCAGTTTCGAAAATGTCTCTGAACAACTGCGGGGAGGCGGCAAGGATTTCGCAGCGTGAATGCGGGCTAGAAGCTTGTTATGCGACCAACGGGATTGATGGGTTTATTCTTGACGAAGGCGTCAACGGTACAAATGGGGACCAAATCACAATGTCTGCCTGTGTTGCGCGAGGCAATAGCGGTACAGGGTTTGAGGTCGGTGCTAACCTTTTCAACACATCTTTGATCGGTTGTACCTCCCGAGGGAATGACATTGGCTTGGATGTAGAAAGCACGGCGACAGACACCCGCATCATAGGCGGGTCGGTGTTCTCCAACACCACAACCGACATCCTAGACAACGGAACAAACACTGTAATCACCAGCAACGAGGGCGGCATCGAGGAGGCTTACGTTCTTAGGTCTAGCCTCGCCGCTGATATTGCAAGCGCCAAGTCGGCTCAAGATGGATTTGTCACAAAGTCCCAGGGGATATCCTACGTCAAAAGCGCGGGGGCTACGGCGATAGCCGACATGCAGGACTGGTTGCCGTTTGGGTCGCCGGTGCCCCAGCATTTCGGCGCTGTAGCTGACGGGTCAGACGAGACTACAGAGATGCAGGCGTGGATGGATTATGTGTTCCTAGGGAACCAGGGGGAAATCATTCAACCCGGAATTTACGGCATCTCGTCCACGTTAGGCCATGCCCTAAATACAGACATAGACGTGCGGATATCTGCGGGAGTTGAAATTAATGCTCTAGCCGGGTTTGCCGCAGACAGCGATATGATCCAAGTGACCACAGGCACGGGTACGGACCATGTATTAAGCTGGGTAGGCGGCTCTTATGATTGCCAACAACAGCCGAATAGTGGGGGAGGCCAATCGAACGATCTGTTCTCATTGAACGCCACCAATCACAGCAGTGCGAAGATCCATTTGGAGCGCACTTATGCTGGCGTGGATTATCGCACAGCAGGTGGGGACAGTCACATATTTGCGGTTGGTAGCAATCTTGATCTAAGCATCGGTAGCTGTACCGGCGCTGTGGATCTTGGCATTTACGCATCGGCAGAGAGTACAGCAGGGGTTGGGTCTGTTTGTAGGATTCGCGGTAACTTTTACTTCTGTAACTCAGCGGTTGAAGTTAAACGGACCTTTGAGCTGCCCGACATACGTATTACCACAGAGGACTGTAAATTCGGCGGGGGTTATACCACGGCTACGGTCGGCGGGAACACTGTAAAATCCGCTAGTGGCGGCATCCTTGAAGTTAACAGCCTTCGGACTGAACGTTCTGCATTTATCCAAGCAGGCGACAACGTAAGTGTTGTTGTCAATGCCCTAGAGATGGGTTTGGACCTCACCGGAGGTACGCCATACGCATCAGCGTCCGGCCAAGCCCTTTATGTTAGCGGCTC